TACATCCCGGCGCTGCTGACCGACAACCCCACCCTGATGGAGAACGATCCGGAGTACGTCAGCCGGCTGATGCAGCTCGACCGCTGCACCCGAAAGGCGCTGCTCGAGGGAGATTGGTTCGCCCGCGCCGATGCCGGCGACCTGTTCGACCGCAGCTGGTTCGAGATCGTGAGCCGCGGCCCGGAGAACCTCGCCGTCGCCCGCGTCCGGTGGTGGGACCGCGCCGCCACCGAAGGCGAGAAGAAGGCCAAGAAGAAGAACGACCCGACGAAGGCCAGCGGGCCGGACTGGACGGCGGGCGTCCTGCTCAGCAAGGACATGTTCGGCGTCTGCTACGTCGAGGACGTCGACCGCTTTCAGGGCAAGCCCCACGAGGTGGAGAAGCGGATCGCCCGCGTCGCCGCCCAGGACAAGAAGCGCTACGGCCACGTGAAGATCGTGCTGGCCGAGGATCCCGGATCAGCCGGCAAGTTCGAGATCTCGCACTACATCCGGGGCGCCCTTCGCGAGTACGAGATGAGGGCGCTCAAGGAGACGGGCGACAAGGTGACGCGGGCGAAGCCGGTGTCCGCCCAGGCCGAGCAAGGCTTCGTCAAGGTGGTCCGCGGGCCCTGGAATGAGGTATTCCTTCGGGAGGTACACGTGTTTCCGTTAGGGAAGAAAGACCAGGTCGACGGCCTCAGCGGCGCCTACTCGGTGGTCGCGCCGGTGGAGGCGTCCCTCGTTGCCAGCACGGGCGGCGAGCGCGAGTCCGCCAGCCTGGGAGGCTACTGATGATCGTGCTGGACACGACCTCGCTACGTAAGTTCGAGCGGAAGCTGCGCAGGCTTAGCCGCCGGAGGCTAGATCGTGCCATCGCCGCAGCCGTGGACAAGATTGACACCTCCTCCGCACGTCGCCGGCCCTACGACGTGCCGTTTGAGCTGGGCGTGTGCCCCGAGGTGCCCAAGTGACAGTCGCCCTTGTACAAGAGGCAACCGCCTGGCGTTGTCGAAGCTGCAAGCATCTCGTGCTCAGCGGCCACGGTGTATGCACTGTGTGTGGCACCGCCCGCGCCGACGAGCCGGACGAGGAGCTGCCTGAGCATGTAGGCATCGGGTACATTTGCCACGAGGTCCCGAGCGCAAGGACGCTGAACTAAATGGCAGCACCCCCCCCAGGCCCCACGTGGCAGCAGATCCAGCAGGTCATCGTACCGAGCCGGATCCCCGAGTCTGAGGAGTACCGCTGGTACTGGGGCGCCCAGATCACCCCGCAGCGCCTCGAGGTGGCGATCAAGCAGGCCGATTGCGGCTTTATGGCGCCCATCACCGACTGCGAAGACGAGATGTTGCGCTACGACGCACACGGCTCGTCCGTCGTGCAGAAGCGCATCGCCGCTCTCCGCTCCCTGCCCTGGACCGTGACGGCCGCCAAGGGGCGTGGCATCGACGAGGGCCTAGCCGAGGAGATCGCCGACGAGACGCGGCAGGTATACGAGCGGATTCCCGACTTCAGCGGCGCCATCTACAACCAGGGATGGGGGCTCTTCCACGCCCGCGCGGCGCACGAGATCCATTGGGCGATGCACCGGACCCGCCCCTACTACCGGCCGGCGGAGCTGGCATGGATCAAGGCCCGCCGTCTGAGCTTCGGCCCCGAGCGCGAGCTGCGGATCGTGGATCCATGGATGCACTCGAGTGGCTTTACCGTCCAGGGCACCGCCTGCCGGGACTACCCGGGCAAGTTCTGGACGTACGAGCCGAAGCTCTTCGGCGAGTACCAGGAGCGAGAGGGCCTCGGCCCCCGGCTGCTCTACTGGATGCTGTTCAAGCGGCTGAGCTGGCGCTGGCGGCTGCTGCTGCTCGAGATGTTCGCCCTGCCCTGGCGCATCGTCGAGCCGGCATCCGGAGGCGACAACGTAGCGCCCGCCAACAGCGACCAGCTCAAAGACGCCAAGAGGACGGTCGAGCGGCTCGGCCTCGACGCGACGGCCTGGATCCCGCCCGGGATGAAGCTCACCGTCGTCCAGCCCGACGCGGGCGCCGGCGAAGCTCACCAAACGACGGGCGCGGACGCCGACCTGCAGATGAGCAAGGTGACGCTCGGCAACACCGCGACAACGGAGGGCAACGAGAGCAACCGGGCGAACAGCATCGTGCAGCTCTCCGCCGAGGAGCTGCTCAACGCCTCCGATGCCGAGGGCATGAGCGCGTCGGTCAACCGCGACATCGGGCAGCCCTTCACCGGGCTGAACTGGGGCTGGGACAAGCTCGACCACGCGGCGACCTTCACGATCAAAGCGGAGAAGCCGCGGGACGTCACGAAGGACCTCGAGCACGCGGAGAAGCTGCTCGCGATGGGCGCACCGCTCGCCCTCAACGAGCTCTACGAGCGCGGCGGCTGGCGCCAGCCCGAAGACGAGACGTACGTGGTCCGCGGCGGCGACGGCACCACGCAAATTGTTGATCCGAGCGAGGGGCCGCCCGAGCCTCCCGAGCCGGCGACCAACCCGGACGACGCGCAAGCGGGCGCCGGCGACCTGGAGGATGGCGGCACCGACCAGGCCGACGAGAACGCCCAGGCCGACCTGGAAGCGCTCGCACGGGCGAAACAGGCACAGCATACGGCGGTCGCGGCGGCGCGAGAGCGGCTACTGGCGGATGGCCTGACAGAGCAGGGCGTCGAGCAGGCGATCGACCTGTGCCTGATGCCCATCCGAAGCCTGGACCAGACGGGCAATCGCTACCAGCAGCTGCGCGCCATCCCAGGCATGAACGACACCGCCGCCGAGCAGATCGCCTCCATCCTTGTTCCGCCGATAATCGTCTCCGCGCCGGCCGGGGAGGGGCCGGCGCGCCCCTTTCTCGACTGGGTCGTCTGAAGTTGGCCGGCTTGACTTCCCGGTTGATCACCACCAGGACGCGGCTGATTCTGATGACTTAGGCGATCAACGGGCCGAGTCCAGCACCGGCGCACGGGAAAAAACCCCGGGAAATCGACCGGCGGCTGCGGGGGTTTTTGGTGATCCACCGACCTATGAGCAGCCAGGCGCTGCTACAACAGCTCACCGTGAGCCGTTGAAAGCGGTGCAGCCTCACGGCTCGTTGGCGGATGCGGTGGATGACCACCTCATCGCGGGCGAGCTGGCCGCCCTGAAGATCACCAACCAGCTCATGGCCGCCGTCCGTCAGGCGCCGACGCTGGGCGAGGTGATGGACGTGGTCAACCGAGCCGCCGCTCACGTGGACGAGGCGCCCCTCGCCGAGGCGATCTACGTGGCGACGGCGAAGGCGGCGATGCTGGGCGCCGACGACTCCGAGGTGGAGGCCGAAGACGAGACGGTGGTCGCGCCGGAACGGTTCGCCCGCTGGGCCGGCCGGCCGTGCGGTTGCGCCGATCACCCCTTAGCCGACCACCGATCACCCTCCGGCCGGGCTCTGAGAGCCCGGCGGCTGCATGACTGCGAGGGGTGCCGACGCACCGTGACCATGACCGCCAATCGCCAGCCGGACGCGAAGCCGGAAAGAGAAGTTGACGGCGCCGACGATTTGCCGGATAGTGACCTGGAACGAGGGGCGAGCCTGCAAGCGAGCCAGCGATCCGCGGAGAGGGTTCCTGCCTCCCGGCCTCGTTCACCCAACCCGACCTCTCGGGCGATCAACGTCCATGTGAGCGCAGAAGGATCCGGCTCCCCTTGTTCGAAAGCCACCGAGCCAGCAGCCACGCCAGCGGTTGCTGGCTCGTCGCCTTCTGGGATTGACGCCAGCGGCGAGCCGTGCTCGGATGCGGCCCTTCCTGCTGGGCTTGGCAGCCCTTCTTCGTACGGGGCTCGGGCAATGGTGTCCGGGCTCCTTGACTTTTGTGACCGGCCGCGCGATGGTGGCACCGAGTCAGCCACACATCATGGCGGAGTAGCCGGTCCCTCCGACGCCATCCCGAGCAAAGACCCGCTGTCCGGACCGGGGCAGGCAGTAGGCCACCAAGGCGCACCGGCGAGCGCTAGCAATCGGGCCGAGGGAGCCGGGCATCCCTCGGCCCATAGTTATTTTGTTGACCGGGCGGGCGAGCCGTGCTCCGATGGCCCCACTCAGGCTCTAGTC